GAGCAAAGGACAAAAAGATAGACAGATTATGAATGTCCAAAAAGATAAAACATTACAAATGGGGTGCCTCAAATTTGAGGCAGGGGTATTTGATAAAAATAACGAGACTGTTGCACTTAGATTAGATTTTGTTCCACTTTGGCTTGCAAAAATAAACATAACAGAGAAGATGCAAAATGAGCATCCAGAATTAGCAGCCAAATTGCTTGAATACCAGTTAAAAGCAAAGGATATTTTGGCAGATGCTTTTTCAGAAAAGAGGAATTCTCCCATGACTATTCCCGAACAGATTCAGCTTCTAGCACAGGGAAACGTAGAACTGAATAAGCGAATTGACGATATTCAGATAGAGTTTGAGACTTTGAAAATGGATTTGCCGATTCTCCCGATTGAAGCGGAGAAAATCACGGAAGCCGTAAAGAGAAAAGGAACACTGGTGCTTGGCGGTAAGGAATCAAATGCTTACAATAGCCGTTCCATTCGCCAGAAGGTTTACAGTAACATTCATTCCAATCTGCGCTACCAGTTCCAGGTCAAAAGCTACAAGGCAATTAAGAGAAGCCAGGCAGAACAGGCAGTCAAGATTATTGGAGAATACAAACCGCCAGTTTTCTTGAAGAATGAGATTGATACAGAAAATGCACAGCAGAGATTCTTTTAATTAGATTTTTACAGGGATACACAGGAGGAAAATAAAATGACAGAAAATATGGATAGAGAAAACACAATGTTCGAAGTAGAGGACACTATTGATAAAATCAAGTTTCTTTTGGACGATTTCATGGAACAGTATGGATTTAATAGCACAGAAAAAATGGACGAACTGAAAAAATGGCAGTTTGCATATAACAAGGACTTTATGACCATGAAATTGTTGATTTTATGCGATTATGCCAATAAAGCAAGACAGAAATTTAAGGCTCTTGAATCTATGGAGCAGAAAGCGTGATCGTATGGCAAACAGAATCCAATTCAATGACTTTCAGAAAAAGAGCGTGTACGCCAAGTGCAACGGAAAATGTGCGATATGCGGTAAGCCTGTCAAATTCAAGAAAATGACAATCGACCACATTATGCCGTTGTCTCGTGGCGGCACCAATGATATTAAGAATCTGCAACTGGCGTGTAAGCGTTGCAACAGCATGAAGAGCAACATGACAATGGATGATATGATGGGGCAGATTTCCGAGATTTTGAAGTATAACCGCAAACAGAAGTTGATTAGAGCGTTGGGAGGAATTGTGGAATGACACGTAAGGAAGAGATTTTAGAACTGATTGAAAAAATCACAAAAGAGAAAAATATCAATATGCTTTACGGCGTGGTTAAGACAATGGTTGAATATGAAAACCATGAATGATACCAAAATATACTGAATGATACCAACCACCTATGCTATAATACAAAATCATAATAAGCAAATTTTAAAGCGTTTACCTTTCGGGGTAGGCGCTTTTTTGTTGCAAAAAATGAGGACAAATTTTTGAATTTTCTCTTTATAGTACGAAGCTTTAAATAAATTAAGGGGGATATATCCCCCTTTCTGAGGGTTTGCATATGGCAGAAGTATTTTTAAAAGTGGATGGGGTAGCATTGCCTTGTCCTTCTTCTTTTACATGGGGATTACAGGATATATCGGCATCAGAATCCGGCAGAACAGACGATACGACCATGCATAAAAATAGAGTTGGACAGAAACGAAAGCTGTCTGTAGGCTGGAATGCTCCAGATTGGGACACTGCTTGCAAGATTATACAGGCGGTAAACCCAGAGTACATACAGGTCACATATCCAGACTTGCTGTCTGCGAACAAGCACGAAACCAGAACATTTTATGTTGGTGACAGGGAATCCCCTTTTAAGTGCTGGTGGGTTGGAAATGAGCGCATGGAAGGACTTAGTTTTGACTTTATCGAGAGGTAAGATATGCGAAATTTATCAACGGAATTTAAAGAACAACAGAATAGTGGGAACCGTAACTATCTGAAATATGCAGATTTTACCTTTACGGACGGAAGTACATTATCCATTACCGACAAAGACTTATGGTCTAACGGCTTCAAGTTTGAGGATGCAGTATCACAAAATGGTTCCTTTGATATTGGCGCAGCTATTATAAATAAACTGACTTTGCAGATCAACAACTTTTCTGGCAAGTACACAGATTACATCTGGGATGGAGCAAGGGTTGTTTGCCATATTGGACTTGAATTATCTACTGGCATTGAAAAAATCCGTATCTGTACTATGACGGTAACAGATGCTCCATATCAAAGCACTGCAATTATCAGCCTAACTTGCGAAGATTCAATGCGATTATTTGATCGCGATTATTCAGAAAGTAAACTGACTTATCCGGCAACAAGATTACAAATCATCCAGGATGCTTGCGAGGTGTGCGGAGTAACACTTCAATCTACAAGGTTTGATAATGATGATTTTGTGATTGAGAATCGACCAGACGATAGCAGTATTACTTTCAGACAGGTAATTGCATGGGTAGCACAGATGGGCTGCCAGTGGGCGAAATGTGACGAATATGGTCGCTTATGCTTTGGATGGTATGAACGTGAAGTCCTGGATAATTTTTATGATTTGGTGGAAACTCCATGGAAAGATGTAGAAGGTAACGACATATTAGATACCACTGGTGAACAAATCATTACTATCATGCAGACTGGGATTACAGCAATTCAAACAAACGGATTTACTCCATGGTTGTATGATCTTGAAATAACAGGTATAAAAGTTACAGAATACGTTGAAAATTCTTCTCAAAATGAAGCAAAAACATATCAGTCGGGGAAATCTGGCTACGTTATCGAAATAAGTGATAATAAGCTAATTCAAGAGGGAACAGGAGAAGCAATCTGCAAGATTATTTCAGACAGATGTGTTGGAATGAAATTCAGACCGTTTTCTACTGGCGCTTTAACAAATATTGCATGGGAAGCTGGTGACACCATTGCGATTTCCGATAGAAACGGAAAACAGTATAAGAGCTACCTAACTTCTGTTACTTTGAATCCAGGCGCATTTGAGCAACTTGAATGCAGTGCTAAGAGTGCATCCAGAAATAAGCAGAAACAATATAGCCTTAATCAACAAATACAGGCAGAAAATAATAAGAATTTAAGAGATGAACGTACCGCCAGAGAAAAGGCACTGGAAGAATTATCGCAACGACTTGCGGAATCTTCTGGAACATACACGACAGTAGAAACACAGCCGGACGGAAGCAACATCTATTATCTTCATAATAAGCCGCAGTTATCCGATTCTGACATTATATGGAAAATGACTGCGGAAGCGTGGGCTGTATCTACAGATGGTGGACAACATTGGAATGGCGGTATGACGGTTGATGGTGATGTAATTGCCAGAATCCTTACTGCCACAGGCGTTAATGCTGACTGGATCAATACAGGAACTATTAAAGCAATTGACAAAGATGGAAATACAAATTTCCTGGTTGATGTAACAACAGGAAGGGTTATTATCAATGCAGATTCTGTACAAATCAAAGGAAAAGATGTCAATGCAATTGCAAAGGAAAAAGCAGAAACAGAAGTAAATAATTTTATAAGCAATACATACACAACTGATATCAATAATTTACAGTCTCAAATCGACGGACAGATTGAGACTTTTTTTTATGACTATGAACCGACCTTGCAGAATATCCCGGCTTCTGGATGGACTACCAACGAAGAACGAAAGAAACATGAGGGTGACTTATTTTACTGGAAATCTAAGGGATATGCGTACCGTTTTATGCAAGATGGGGCAACATGGAAGTGGCAACTGGTACAAGATACTGATATCACGTTAGCACTTGCCGCCGCAGAAAAAGCGCAAGATACGGCAGATCATAAGCGGCGTGTATTCGTAGTTCAGCCAGAGCCGCCTTACGATATTGGGGACTTATGGACACAAGGCTCTAATGGTGATTTGATGAGATGTAAAGTTGCCAGAGCAAGCGGTTCTTATGATTCTTCCGATTGGGAAAAAGCTTCAAAATATACGGATGATACAAAGGCAAAAGAAGTAGAAAAGCAACTTGGAACTGTTAAAAAGGACTTACAGGTACAGATTGATGGAAAAATTGAATCTTATAACCAAGAATCAGATCCATCAACTTCATGGACAACTGAAACATCAAAAGTACAGCATAAGGGTGACTTGTGGTATAACCCAACAGATAAAGTTACAAAACGTTGGAGCGGTACCGAGTGGACTACTCTGGATGACGCAACAGCACTTGCAGCGCAAGAACTGGCAAAGAACAAGAAAAGAGTGTTTTCTTCACAGCCTACACCTCCTTACGATATCGGGGATTTGTGGTGCCAGGGCGGTAGTGGTGATATTATGCAGTGCAAAACCGCAAAACCTGTTGGTGGAGCATTCGATAATTCGGATTGGCAAAGAGCAAGTAAATATACGGATGATTCTACTTTCAATACTTTCTTGGATGGAGTTTTCAAAGATACAATAAACAATCTTAAAACACAGATTGATGGGAAAATTGAAACCTGGTATCAGCCGAACGACCCTTCTCTTAAATGGATAAAAACAGAGGAATATCCGTGGTGCGATATTGATGGAAACAAGATTCTGGATGGATCCGGGAATGAAATTATCTTGGTATGGGAATCAGAAAAAGCAGAGCACGAAGGTGACCTTTGGCACAATACTTCTGATAACACACAATGGATTTTTAAATCCGGTATTTGGCAACCACAATCCATACCAAATGAGCTGTTAGACAAGATAGATGGTAAATCATCCGTTTACATGGTTCAGCCAACTCCACCATATTACAAAGGTGACATGTGGGTAACCACGAACAATGAAGGGAAGGCCTCGCTCAAAACATCAACGGTAAATCGGGTTAGTGGAGCATTTGATGCTTCTGATTGGATTGATTTCAAGTATGCAGACAAAGATGATATCAAAAATGCAATTGATAATTACGATACCAGTCTTGGACAGGATGAAGTGTTCAACAAGCTTACAAAAGGCGGAACGGAACAGGGAATCTACATTCAAGACGGAAAAGTATTTATCAATGCAAAATACATTTTAGCTGGATTGCTTGCCGGTGAGAGAATTAACGGTAGAGGGCTAAAAGTCATTGATGATAGCAAGAATGTTACCTTAGAAATCGACAGCAATGGAAACGTCATTTTAGCTCCAAAAACTTTTTCCTTACAAGGGAAAACAGTAAAGGAAATTGCAGATTCTTCTGCCAGTACCGCAGTATCAAACCAGACACAAGCCGATATTTTCAACAAACTCACCAATGGCGGAAAAGCGCAAGGAATTTACTTAGATGAAAAAGGAAATCTCTATGTAAATGGAGAATACGTGCAAGCCAAAGGAATTAGGGTTGTTGATAGCAATGGAAAAACCACTTTTGCCATTGACAAAACTACTGGTGCAGTAACAATAGCAGCTTCACAGTTTACATTAGGAGATAAAAGCGTTACTGATATAGCACAGGAAGAGGCTATAAAACAAGTCCAAGATATTACATCGGACAATATTATTAAAGGCTATTATCTAACAGAACAAAATGTTAAAGATTATTGGTCTACACAGAGTGCATATACATATGAGTATGGAGTTCAGGATGTAGATGGCGGTAAAAATGCAATCAAAATAAACGGAACTGGAGCACAATTTGGAACGAAAAATTATAAGCCAATAAAAGTTACTGGAAATTATACTTTTTCGTTTTGGATAAAAACTAGTGTTGCAACACAAGTATATGTGTATCTTGGAAGTAAAACAATATTAAATGCTAAAACTACAACTGAATGGCAAAGACTGCAAGTAACAACAACTTTATCTAGCTTACCAAATGATAGTTTAAACAGTTTGAGAATCTTGACATCATCAGTTGGGTCTAGCGTAAAATTTGATACCTATATTTACATGCCAAAGCTTGAATATGCTTACACAAATGAACAAGTGTTCAATATGCTTACAAACAACGGTGCAATAAAGGGAATATACATGGAAAATGGAGAATTGTATTTTTCATTCACCTATGCACATGGAGGTACATTGAAACTTGGCGGTTCAAATAACGGAAATGGGTTACTTTCCATTCTGAATGCAAGCGGCACACAGGTTGGATATATTGACAATACAGGCGTTCATTTTAACCAAGGTGAATTTTCTGGAAGCGTAAAGTCACTAACTGGGGAAATTGGAAACTGGCAGATTGATAAAACAAATGGAAAATTAACCTCTGCAAACGGTGCCATTGTACTTGATGCGAAAAACAACATGGTAACCATAAATGGCGTTGATCTAAAAGCAAATGGAAACGGATTTGTTATTGATGGCGGTGTAAAAATTAAAAACAGTCCTAAATCTAGTGAATTTGGAGATGAAAGTAATTTCTTTTGTATAGAAAACCTTGGATCAATTACAGATGGAACACACTTAGGAGTTAACAGTCAAGGCATGGTTATTAAGGTTCCATCATCTTCCTGGCGGTATAAGTCAATTCGGACAACTGTTAAAGAAGAAGAACTGGAAGAACTTTATCGTGTAAAGGTTGTTTGGGCGAAGTACAAAGAAGGATATCTCGATAAAAACGATAGCCGATATGATAAATTAATGCCAATGTTTCTTGCAGAGGACATGGAAAGGCGTTTTCCAATTGCAGTAAACCATTTACCAGATGGAAAGCCCGAGGATTGGAATTACAGAATTATGATTCCATCCATGTTCGCCATGATAAAATTCAATCATGAGAAGATAAAGGAACTCAAATCCGAGAACGAAGAGCTAAAGTCTGAATTAAAAAGCATTAAAGAAGAACTTGCAGAAATCAAAAAAATTTTAAGTAAATCAGTATAAAGAGGGTGAGAAATCATCCTCTTTTTAGCAGATCAAACATCAAAACCAATAATTAAAGGAGGGCAACCACATGCCAAAATGGACTGAATACACATCAAAAGAGACGTTAGCGGATAATGACGAAGTAATGCTGTATGATGCAACTGCGAGAGCGAATAAGCGCGGATTAATGAGCAAGTTTTGGGATTATGTAGTTGATAAAATGGCAACGGCTGTGATCTCGAAATTGGAGACAAATAATAAGACAATCATCGGGGCGATAAATGCACTAAATAGTGAAAGCTCAATAAGTCTTTGTAAGGTGATCTCTGGTGAAAATACGTTTTCTTCGGAATTAAAAGGAAAATCATACAAAGCTATTATTGGATTCTTTTATGAACCATCCGACAATCCTTTTTCTTTTGGAAGTGGGTATTTTATTGCTTTTCAAGCAACATATCTACAAGAAGCCAACAGTTTTGTTATTATTGGGGCTAGCCTCACTGGAATAATTGAAAATAAATTTGTTAAGTTAAAATGATGAATATCATAAAATCACATGATCTTTATCCCAATCTTTTTCATATCGAGCAACGGAGGAATTCTTTGGCTGGATTATTAACTCAAATAATTGCTACAAGGTTATTTAAAAGTACTAATAAAAATAGGATTGGAATATATATCGCATTCAAAAATTAGTGAAAAGTATCACCGCTGCTCGATATGAAAAAAGGTGTATGGACTAAAATTGTGTAATAGTGAAGCTCGAATGTTTAAAGTAATGTTTTCCAGTCACTCCATGTACCATTTGTGGTATCCATTCTGACACCAATTTTCCCATTATATGTCGAATAAAATTGGACGCTTCTATTTAAGGAACATTTAATAGTGACAATTGTTGAATATCCTAATGGATATCCGTAGGAATTAGAATCATTTGCGCACATGGAAATGCCAATTGGATAATCTATTGGTAGAGTATCTGCCGTGTATTCTTTGATTTTTAGTATTTTGTTCGAAAACTGGCAATCACTATAGAGTTTATTGGAGAAACAAGAAAAAAATAACAAAACACTACCAAACATAAAATGAATATGCTATAATCAGCATATCAAAATCGGAACAACAAAAAGGGAGCTGAGTTCCCGACTACCAATCAAAAAGTCCAACTCCAAGCACCACAAAGGGTACAAAGATATTATAGCATAGTACCTTCCCTTTGGGGCAATAACAGCCATGATTCCGTGAAATTTAATCATAAGAGATATATTGTATAAAGAGTTTATGCTAAAGAGCACTCCATTTGGGGTTCTTTTTATTATGCGCTTTTTTAACCTCAATAATGAAAGGAGACCACACATGAATATTAACACCTCATTAATCAGCAATAATAACAGCTACGCAGGACAAACACCTCTGTATATTGTCATCCACAATACGGATAATACCGCAGCTACAGCAGATGCCAAGGCACACGCCACCGCACAGCATAATGGCAATTTTCATGGATATTCAGCCCATGTATTCGTGGACGATAAATCAGCATATCAAGCCTTGCCGTACAATCGTGGAGCATGGCATGTTGGAGTAAATTACGGTGGTAAGCTTTTTGGAACTGTAAACAATCACAACTCTATTGGAATTGAAATGTGCATGAATGCCGGATATAACTACGAAAAAGCATACCAGAATACCGTTGATGTATGCAAGCAATTGATGAAAAAGTACAATATCCCGGCATTCCGAGTAGTGCAGCATTACGATGTGTGCGCTAAGAATTGTCCATCTGCTATCCGCGCAAAGGGTGACTGGAATAGATTCAAGAAGCTTATTTCCAGTGAAACAGTGACAGTTCCAACCACAAAGCCGACAGTAAAGGTTGACAAGTATTACCGTGTCCGCAAGACCTGGAAGGATTCCAAGAGCCAGATCGGGGCGTACAAGTCACTGAAAAATGCGAAAAAGGCTTGCAAAGCCGGTTACTCTGTTTTTGACTGGAACGGAAAAGCAGTGTATTCCGTGACTGCAAAGAAAAGTGTAGCCAAGGTAGCAAAAGAGGTAATTAACGGCGAGTGGGGGAACGGACAGAATAGACGAGACCGCCTGGAATCTGCTGGCTATAATTACGCAGAAGTGCAGAATGCAGTAAACAAACTTCTTAAATAACAAAAACACTCCCGGGGTTTTCCCGGGAGCTACTTAAAAATAGTATATTCTTCAAATTCGTTTCTTATTTTTGCAAAGTCTTTTCTTCTGATTGGCACCGTAGTCCCAGAAAACATAAGGAACGAATCGTTTATTTCTTTTACCTCGTCCATGTTTATTATGTAGCTCTGGTGACATCTCAAAAATCTGGAATCTAGTAATTCTTCAATATCGGATAGTTTACATCGTTCCGTATAAACTATACCGCAAGTGCAGTGAATAATGATGTATTTGTTTCGACTCTCAATATATTCGATATTTTGAAATTCCACCCGATGAATAAAGTCTTTTCCTTTTATCATAAGAGTGCTTTTGCTGATATGTTCCAGAGCATGATTGAAAGCAGTATACATTCTACCATTTTCAGATCCTTTTATAATATAGTGAATTGGGAGTAAATCAAGAGCTTCAAAAACATACTCTTTGTGGGCTGTCCAGAAAATAATATTTCCATCATAGCCATTTAATCTCAATTCCTTTGCAACTTCAATTCCATTTTCTTCTCTCAAAACGATATCCAAAACTACAATATCATACCATTCGCCATCTGCCACATCATCAATAAGTGGCTGTCCTTTATCATACGGAGTAATCAATGCTTTTATATCACCATTTCGTTTGAGAAAATTATTAATCCGATGCATAAATATACCAATCTGGATTTCGTTATCATCACATATTGCAATTCGCATTCAAATCATCCCTTTTCATGTAAAATTCGCCACCAGAGGTGCTAATTTCGCCATTTCCTGTGTAATTGTATATTTTTTGATACAATATTATCGTACCACATAAGAAAGATAGTGTAAAGAGGCTGTATGATGGAAAGATGTAAGAAGATAACAATTATCTTAATATTGATGTTTGTGCATGTGTTTATTGGGATTCATATGTATTTCAACCCAGAGCGTAGTATTATCTTTGGGAGGGTTAAAACTATCGCAAACATGGTGACGGAAATCAAAAGCAATCCAAATGAGCACAAAAAATCCCTCGATTCCAGAAGCCCAGCCTCTTTATTTCTATCTACATATATAACGAATGAAAAGTACCAAAATCACAATATCTATACTGAAAAAATCATAATTTGCAATAATATCGAGGAAAAGCAACTTGCCAGAAAGGACTTGAGTGGAGATGATTCCGTTCCATTATATGGTTATGAAAACATGATATAATTTAATAAGCAGGAACAAATGTTTGGAATATTGGGAGGGGTTTACGTGGATTACAAGAAAGAAATTATTGAGATGCTTGAAAATATACATAGCGAAAAGTTTATGAAGTTTTTGTATAACATGATTATTTCATTTAAAAAACAATGGGGCTATTAAAAAAAGCAGGGAGATTAATCCCTGCTCTTTTTGTAAAGAAATTCAATCATGTCGAAAACACTCTTTTTATCAGTGTCACTCAGTTCAAGCAACAGCTTAACATGTTCTACAGATATTGTGTCAGTCATAAGTTTTGGGATAAAATCTGTTTCGGTTTCTAAATTATCTTCCCACCCCATCAAATATGCTGGAGTAGTGCAGAGCGCATCCGCCAATGGCTTTGCATATTCTGCTGGTACCTTGTCAATATCTCCTTTTTCATATCTAAATATAGTAGATCTTGATACGCCCAACTTTTCAGCAAGTTCATCAGCGCTCATACCAAGCTGTTTTCTTCTCTTTTTTATTTGTTCGCCAGTTTTCGACATTTTGTACACCTCCTTTCTGAAATATATAATATCATTAATGTTGCGAAAATGCAACAAAAATAATTGCAAAAATGCGAATTTTTATATTGACAAATGCGACTGCAAGAGGTAATATATAATCACAAAGTCGCTTTAATGCGACTAGAAAGGAGGCAACGCTTGTGGTTGTAAATATAGCAAGGCTTAAAGGTAAAATTGTTGAACATGGAAATACACAAGAAGCTGTTGCAAGCGCAATTGGTATGGATAGAAGCACTTTTTACCGTAAGCTGAAAGATGGCGGCGAAAAGTTTACAATTGGTGAAATTCACGGAATTGTAAGCGCAGTTCCATTAAGTAGGGAAGAAGCAATAGATATTTTTTTTACACAGTAGTCGCAATAATGCGACAGGAGGTATTAATGTTAATTCATTTAAAAAAAGCTCTTGATGATAAAGGAATTACAATCAGAGCGTTTGCAAAGGTTCTTGGTGTTGATGAAAGGACTATTCAGAACAAGATAAAGGGGAAAACACCTTTTACTTATCCAGAAGCAGTCCTTTCTAAAAAAGAGCTTTTCCCAGAATATGATCTGGAATATCTGTTTAAAGAAGAATAGCAAAAAACTGACAGGAGTGCTGTCCTATCAGTTCTTGCCTAAATTTGTTTACCTTATGTGTTTTGCAGACTGAACGCACTTGTTGAGTCACATAAGCAGCACCAAATGTTTCTTGAAACACTTCGCCACTTACGCAGTTTTAGTTCTGCGATTGAGTAAAAAGGATTAGCTGCCCATTAGTTGGCGAATGTAGGAATTTTACCTATAAAAGTAAAATTGCTTAACGGTCTTTGGTAACGCAGTTTACTCTGCTTGCGACCTACAATAAGGAACAGGGCAAATTCAAAAGTTTGGTCAAAATACACCGCTCCTTTCATTGCCCATTATCAGGGAATGAAATAATTTTAACACATAGGAAAAATATTTTCAACACAAAACGGAAGTGAAAATCAGACTAAGAAAGGAGTGATAAACACGAACCAGTTAGTACATATTGGAAATTCGGATATCTCAATAAAAGAGTATAACGGTCAGCGAGTGGTTACATTCAAAGATATTGATATGGTACACGGCAGATCAGACGGAACTGCAAGGAAGAGATTTTCGGATAACAGGAATAGATTTATCGAAGGTGAAGATTTCTTTGTTTTGAAACCGTCAGACCTTGAAAACACTCAACTGTCCGAAAAACGGACACTAGAAAATTTGGTAAAAAGCAACTTCGGAACAGTCTTTATGACAGAACAAGGATATCTAATGTTGGTTAAGTCCTTTACAGACGATTTGGCATGGGATGTTCAGAGACAGCTTGTGAATGGATATTTCAAAACCAAAGAAACTGTAAAAAGAGCATTGTCACCAGAGCTTCAAATGTTACAGGGACTACTTTCACAGATGGTTGAAAAAGAACTTGCTAACAAAGAAAGAGACAGACAGATTTTAATTGCCAAAGAAACAGCCGATAAAGCTGTTGCGACTACAGAGAACATCAAAGAAGCGGTTAAGCCTGTATTTGATAACTGGCGTTCAGAAATTAATTCTAAATTCAATCGCATACAAAAAGGCGCCGGAGAAGAGTTTAGAATGCTGAGAACAGAAATGTATCAGGAATTGGAACGCAGAGCTGGATGTGATCTGAATACAAGATTAAGAAATAAGCGAAATCGCATGGCAGAAAATGGCTGCACGAAAACAGAGATTAACTCGCTCAATAAAATGGATGTTATTGATGACGATAAAAAGTTACGAGAGATTTTCTCAAAGATTGTAACTGAATATGAAATTAAATATTGCGCATAAAAGAAAGGAGGATGCAAGTTGAAACCAGATAACGAAACAATAATCCGTTTTAAAAACGGTCGCATATTGCATCTACCATACGAAGCGTACGATAAAATAGCTTTTTACGGCGAAGGAGTTACAGAAATTCGATGGAATACTGGAAATTCTCAGACTGAAATTCAGTTAAAACAGGAAGATGTACTCTACATCGCTAGGACAACGCAGAACACACTTGACAGCAAAAATTATACCACAGGGGAGAGAATAAAAGAAAATAGGGAGGAAAAACAATGATTAAATTTGAAAACGGATTAGTTAACATTTCTGGTAAAGGTATTGATATCCTTTCAGAGTATGCAGTTATTACCCATGAAATTAAAGAGATGTTTGTAAAAGATGGGGGGGGGAAAGAGAAAGAAGTAAAAGAGCAGCTTAGACATTCGTTCGAGCATGGCCTTATGAGCGAAGAAGAACTTGACAAAGAAATCAAGGAAAAGTTCAAACAGGCAGATGCAATTATTCCGTTTATTTCGCTTCTGGAAGAAATGCTTAAAACATTTGGAGCAAAAGATAAGGAGGACTAATCGTGGTAGAAACTAAGAGCACAGATTATATTCCAGAGAATGCCAATGAAGAATATGCACTTCTGGTTGGAAGATTAAAGGCATTTGAAGCTTGGGCGAATAGCGTGAAAGATTATGATTTCACAAAGAAAATGGCATTTAGAATGCTTGGGCTTGATGTGGAAGAAGTGAAGGAGGAAAAGAAAGAATGAAATGTTTCAAAGGCTTTGAAAAAGACTTAAAGTGCAGAGATTTCCAGTATGAGGAGGGAAAAGAGTTTCATACAGAAAAAGCGGATTGCTGTAATGATGGATTTCATGCGTGTGAGTATCCTTTGGATTGTTTTGCATATTATGATCCAGCACACAGCGTATTTCATGAGGTAGAGTTATCTGGAGAAATGGATAAGGATGGAAATGATACTAAGGTATGTGCTACTGACATTAAGATTGGCGCAAGAATTTCTATTGCTGGATTGGTGAAAGCGGCTATTGAGTTTACCATGAGCAAGGTAAATAAAGAGGGAAAATCAGACGAAAGACACGGCTTTGCATCTGCGACAGGGTATCGTGGAGCCTCATCTGCGACAGGGGATCGTGGAGCCTCATCTGCGACAGGGTATCGTGGAGCCTCATCTGCGACAGGGAATTATGGAGCCTCATCTGCGACAGGGAATTGTGGAGCCTCATCTGCGACAGGGAATTATGGAGCCTCATCTGCGACAGGGGATTATGGAGCCTCATCTGCGACAGGGTATCGTGGAGCCTCATCTGCGACAGGGAATTATGGAGCCTCATCTGCGACAGGGTATCGTGGAGCCTCATCTGCGACAGGGAATTGTGGAGCCTCATCTGCGACAGGGTATCGTGGAGCCTCATCTGTTAGTAATCCTACTGGTGTTGCGGTTGCGTGGGGACATGAGGCAAAAGCAAAAGGCTGTTTAGGTGCTCACTTAATTCTTTCTGACTGGAGATACATTGGAGAAAAGCGGCCTGATGGAGAGTATAAAAACCCTTATAAAGTAGAAAACTGGGAGTTTGCTGGTGCTAAAATGATACAGGTAGATGGGGAAAATATCAAGGAAGATACTTTCTATACGCTGAAAGATGGAAAATTTGTAGAAGCAGATTAAGTTGCCCTGGAAGGTGCGGGCACACCAACCAGGACGGTATCTAACTAAGTCGACGTTAGTTAAATACAGGATTATTATATCACAACCTCCTGTATTTGACAAACAAAAATATAACAGGAGGACTTTTTATGCAAAAAAATGGCGAAAATCAGCCACTTTCCAGCGAAATCATTGCTGATCTGGAAGAAAAGCTGATGGCAAGAAATATAATTATCGCTATTCTGGCAGCTGCACTTGCAGTAACCACATCCAGAAGAAAGTGAGAACAAAATGAAAGAGGTGGTAAAGACAATAGGAGAAATATTTGTAGGGATAGGGATGTTTACAGTAATCTTCTCAATCACATGGATGCTTACATCATTTGATGTTATTGGGGTGTTCTTCATATCAACAGTCTTATTCTCAATGGTGTTTCTTCCTATTATATTAGGAACGGAGGAAAAGTAAATGCAAAGATTAAATAAAGTAAGATTATCCGGAAGAGCCGTGGAAATAGTATTTAGCCACGAACATTACGGAAGATACTATTACAAATTCATGCTGACAGTCATTCGTAAAAGTGGTGCAGTAGATATGTTCCCAATCGTTATAGAAGATTCCATTGTACGTGACAATGATTATAACGGAAAAGAAGTTGTGGTAACAGGAGCAATCAGAAGCATGGACACTTCTAAAAATCCAAATAAGCACCACAATGTTAATTATATCGCAGCTGACGAGGTGAAAATCCTGGATGAACAGGTTCCAGAGGGCGATATAAACGAAGTAGAGTTTGTTGCCAGAAGTTGCACGAAAGAGCCATATGCAAAACTTACACCAGTAACGCACAGGAAAGTTTCAAATCTTTTCGTGGCAATTCCAAGGGATTATTCGGAAAGAGCAGACTTTATTCGCTGTACTTTATGGGGAAAAGGTGCTGATCTGGCGGTAGAGGTTAAAAGGAATGATTACATTAAAGTAACTGGCAGGTTAATGAGCCGTGATGTTTATGTTAATGGGGAAGAAACGGAAACAGTATATGAGATTTCCGTAAAAGAAATGGAGAAATTGGAGGATGAAGAATAATAAGAATGAAGTTCAGATATTTGGCGCAATAATGGACATTCAGCCAGGAACGTTTTTCAAGGACGGAGAAAAATTCGTAAGATTCTATATTGGTGCAAAGCGTACCAGTGGGAACGTAGATTTGCTTCCAGTAATTGTTGAAGAAAAGCAGACGGAAGGCTTAAAGATTGGAAAATACGTCTACGTTGAAGGAAGATACAGTTCTTCAAACAAACATGAAAGTGGAAAGTTACATTTGATTCTTGAAATCAAAGCGGAAACAATCTGGTGTGGAGATGGTGATGGGAGTGCAGAAGGTGAAAACAAAATCATTCTGGAAGGTTATCTTTGCAAGCCTCCTATTTACCACAAAACACCAATAGGAAAAGAAATCTGTGATTTGATGATCGCTTGCAATGAATATGACTTGCGAAGAACAGACTATATTCCATGTATAGCATGGCGGAAAGAAGCCAGAGAAGCTGCTGATTTCAAGGTTGGAGATTTCGTGAAAATAATCGGAAGAATCCAGAGCCGGATTTATCATAAAAAATTATCTGGTGATGAAGTAGAGCTTAGAACTGCATATGAGGTATCAATAGGGAGGATAATCGAGCATGAAAGTGGAAGTAAAAAAGATTTCGTTGGAGAATTACAAGAAGTTTCCGAGTAAGTCTGTAGATTTGTTTCCAAGAACAGAGATTTCCGGTAGAAACAGAGAAGGAAAATCCACATTGCAGGACGCATATTTGGACGTTCTGACAGGTAAGATGGCGAATGGTACAGAACCTACTTCTATTCGCAGAAAAGAAAATGGTGTGGAAGTGCCAAAGGTTGATGTTGTAAGAGAGCTTACACTTTCGATTGATGGGAAAGAAAAAGTAATTCGCAAAATCACAAAGCAGAAGTGGAGAAAACCGAGAGGACAGTCCGAAGAGGTGTTCGATGGAAATGAAACTTCTTATGAAATTGACGGATTCCCGGCTAAATCAAAGGATTATACCGAGTTCATTCAGTCAATAGCAGAACCTTCAACGCTTCTGATGTGCAGTAATCCAAAACCATTTCTGGACACATTGCAGAAGTCAACAGCGGAATCCAGAAAGGTACTGGAAAAGATGTCTGGTTTTGATATTGCGCAGTTTATGGAAGAGAATCCACAGTATGCTCATGTGGAAGAAATCACAAAGGGGCATTCCGTAGAGGATACCTTGAAGAAGCTCCGAAAGGAACTGAATGCACAAAAGAAAAAGGTGGATGCCAAAAACACGGAGATTGCATATGAAACCAATCGAAGCGTTGAAGCAGAAGATACTTCCTCCTTAGAATCCAAAAAACAGGAGCTTAATGCGGAACTTTCCAAACTGGAAGAACAGGAACGGATTCTTGAAGATTCAGCAAAAGGCTATGACAGCCTTTCATATGAAATCCGTGGTTTGAAATCTTCCAGGGACGGTCTGGTTAGCAAGGCGAATGAATGGTTAAGAGCCAGACAAAAATTTATTTCTGATACAGTTTCCGAACTTATGTTAAAAAAATCAGAAAATGAATCAAGCATTCGTATTATTGGAATGGAACTGGACAACCACATAAGGGAAGCACAACAAGCAAAAGCTGACTTGGATAGAGCCAGACAGGACTATCCGAGAATCAAAGAAATGGAGTGGGATGATTCTGAACTGAAAGCTATTGAAGCTGAAACATTCAATGATTCTGATACCATTTGCCCCACCTGTGGACAGGAACTGCCAGAAGAACAGATTGCCGAATTGAAAGCTTCCTTTGAAGAAAAAAAGAAGTTTAGAATTGAAACTGAATTAACCCAAAAGAAAAATTGGGAATCAGCAAAGCAGAACCAGTTAAAAGGAATTTGCGACCTTGGAAATTCTGCTTCTGCAAAATTAAAGAAAACTAACGAGGAAATCAGCAAATTACAGTCAGAAATCGGCGTAGCACAGGATGAAGTTGCTGAACTCACTAAACAGATTGAGGAAGAACAGTCCAAGTTTGTGGAGCTTCCGGAATCTGTAGATATGACAAATGATGAAGAATATCTTGCGGTTACAGCGAGAATTGCAGAACTTGAAGAGAAACTGAAATCATTTGAAGATGTTCCTGGAAAGAAACAGGAATTGAGAATTCAGATCAGCAATATTATGAAACAGATTTCCAATGTGGATGCAGATATCAAAATTGCACAGGCAGCAGTTGTAGAGAAAGAAAAGCGAATAGCCGAATTGAATGAGGAACTGAGAAAACTTGGACAGGTACAAGCTGATATCGAAAAGAACATTGACACCGTTCTTAACTTCTCAATTCAGAAAAATAAGGCACTGGCAGAGAAAATCAATCCACATTTTAAACATTTCCAGTTCAGTTTCCTTGATTACACAATTGATGGGAACCCAGTGGAGACTTGCAAGATGATCTGTAATGGAATCAACTACAACAGCGGATTGAATCATTCAGACAAAATTCTTTGCGAGGTTGATTTACTGAATGGATTACAGGAAATGAATGGGCTAAATCTGCCGATTTGGATTGATGATTCGGAGAGCATTGACAAAAGTAGAATCCCTATGTTAGACAGGCAGATGATTGTGCTAAGAGTGACAGATGGAGATTTGAAAGTAATTTGATAAACAGGAGGGGAAAATGCTAACAGCAACATGGGGAAAACATTTTTTCAAAGCGGATGCTACAAAATGTGCTTCTGAAATCATGGAAATTTGCGATCAGATGGAATCTGCTACACCACAGCAGATTCTTGAGAAAGCAAGGGACGAAAGTACAGAATTACATAAGTGCTTCACATGGGATGATTCCATAGCAGCTGAAAAATACAGAATCCACGAAGCCAGACAGATAGTTTGTCAGTTAAAAATCGTGGAACAGGATATTGATAACAAGTCAAAGCCGACAGCAATTCGAGTCTTTTACAAGACAGATGGCAAAAGCGGATATAAGCCAACACAGCTTATTTTGAAACAGCCAGATGAATACGAAGCACTTTTAGAACGTTGCCGAAATGAACTTCTGGCAGTGAAGCAGAAATACCAGAATATTTCCGAATACGAAGAAGTTTGGGAATTGATTAATTAAATATTGAGGCCGCTACTGTGCTGATATGCCTACAGGAGTAGGAGTACGCCACATGATAGAACAGGACAGAACAAAACAAAACATAACACGATAGCACATATTGCACCTTATTCTTGTAGGGACATGAGTGCAGTAGCGGCGAAATTCCCACGTTGATATGCCTGTATTGAAAGGATTAAAAAACATTTTATTAGAATATAAAACAACAGAAAACATAACACTATACCTCAACTCAATACAGGTTTATGAGCGTAGGAAACCACAGCATTTATCAGTCTGCATAAGCAGAAAGACAGGATAACTCACAACACAACAAAATAAAACAATTCAGTATAGTGCAGTACCTCTTTCCCTTGTGCAGAGTGATAAGTGTTGTGAACAATTACTATAGGACAAAAATTCTTACAACAGGAAATAATAGCACAGAATAATACACACAGCACTTAACGGATGGGCTGTTTTACAGGCGGTATAAATCGCTAGGAAAGTATATCGAAACATAACGCGGTAAATTAGAGCACAGTGAAATATATCTAATTATAGATAATTACACCTAACTTTTATATTGCCTATAAAGCGGCTCATCCAAACAAAATTGTCTCCTGGGTAGGTGGCATGAGATGCCATAGTAAAGGATACCATAGAATATTACAGAATATAAAAATACAGAATATTTCATGTTACCTACCGAGCAGATAAGCCACCAAGTGTATTTAGTTGGCAGTAGAAACACTGCTAAGAAAAATATATCTTCGCACAATAGAGAACAGCGCACGACAGTAAAATATAGCACATTCTACTGCTAGCTAAGTACATTTGGAAGTTTGTATGAAGGTTCAAGCGAATTAGTTTTGCAAAACAGAACACCACATAAAATCACAGAACATGACAGAATATCATAGTATAAACATTAATTATTTATTGCAGATTAGTCCGTTTGAATGTTTGTGCAAACAAAAAAAAAATAAAAAATCATTTTATTTTAGGAGGAAAGCAACATGGCAAAAAACATCACAATCGAACCATTAAAGGAAACCACATTAAGAGTTGAACTGATCGGGGACACAGACCTCATTCTTCACAAGAGAAGCCGTTATTATGAACAGGCTGAATGCTTCAAGCAGTCCAAGGACAAGGGCTTCAAAATGCCAGCCATTTATAATCAGCCAAAGAATGTTTGGGAGGGCTTAATCACTGGTATTCACTGGGAAAAACCGATTAATTTCCATGATGAAGATATTTCGCTTTACACCGAGGAAGAATGGAAAGATTACATGGAGAACAACAGACCTTGCATTCTTACCCAGGCATTCAAGAAATCATTCACAGAAACATTTATTACTTTCTTCAAAGATTCCACAGGAAAGAAAGGAACAGATATCAAGCGTTCTCTTTCAATCGAAGGTTCTATTTGCCCGGTAAACTTTGAATCTGTTGAGGTGGTAAATAAGATCGTTCCGACTTCTGGAATCAGTGCAAGCCCGGTTCTTTGTAGCAGCAATGTGTTCCATAATTGGAGAACCACTATTGAGGTATCTTGCCCGGACATTGTATTTCCGTACGAAACAGTATTGCAGCTGATTGAAACCAGCGGAAAGTACATTGGAATCGGAACACAGAGAGCAAACGGAAACGGAAGATACCACATCAACCCGGACAATGTGACTATCATTTAATTTGGTAACTATCGGTGGTATATGAATCCGAATAAAGTCGGAAAACAACAAACCGAACTAATCGAAAGAACAGGATAGAACAATACAGTACATAAAAAACATTTATCCTGTTTCATATGCCACTGAGAAAATATAAATGAAAGGAAAAAATAAATGGCAGTTCAAAGAAACCCATGTAGATACTGCGCCAATTCTTATTATGATAAACGAACTAAGCATAGGGTTCCGGCATTGAAACCAGAATGCAGTAGTTGTGAATGGAGAAAAGAACATAAACAGTATTTGCAGTCTAAAAGACAGTTTATTCCAGGTGAACCAATTACCGACTTGAATACATTATCTGAGCAAGAATGGGTATTATGGTATGGTCACACCAAACACATTGAAGTTATAAAAAGCATGACTTTAAGAACAGTATTAATGTTATTAAAAAAAAGAGAATTTTGCAAAGCAATAAAGAAAGAAAAGGAGAATAATCATGGCAAGTAAAACACAGTTAGCAACAGCAGGAGAACAGCAAGCTGCATTGGTAATCAACAATTCATTCATTGATGGGCTGACAAAACAGTTAGAGGAAAAAACTAAATATGGACTTTCTTTTCCGAAAGACTACAACCTCAGCAATGCGCTCATGGGGGCATATCTGATTCTGAAAGAAACAAAAGACAAAAATAATAAGCCAATTCTGGAATCTTGCACATCCACAAGCATTGCAAACAGCCTTATGAACATGGCAACACTTGGTCTTTCAGTGCAGAAAAAGCAAGGATATTTTATTTCTTACGGAAATCAGTGTCAGTTCCAGAGGTCTTACTTCGGAAACATTACAATAGCCAGAAGATACGGTATGAAAGATATTCATGCGGAAGTCATTTATGATGGTGATGAATTCAAATACCATATTGAAGATGGAAACAAGGTGCTTGATTCCCACGAACAGGATTTTATGAATATTGATAATGATAATATTCTTGGGGCATATGCAGTAGTGCTGCTGGAAGATGGTTCAAAACACCTGGAAGTTATGAATATGAAGCAGATCAAACAATCTTGGTTACAGGGCTATGGGTACAAAGAAAACGGCAATGGAACACACCAGAAGTTTACCGATCAAATGGCAAAGAAAACAGTTATCAATCGTGCATTAAAGCAGATCATTAACAGCCACGGTGATGTTTTTGTACAGGAAGCTGACGAAAACACAGAGGATATTCCAAAACAGGATATTATTGAACAAGACGTTGCTTATGAAATTAGTGAGAATGCAAACACAGAAGAATTCATTCCACAGACAGAAGCAATCGAAGAAAAGCCAAAGCAGCCAACCGTAGCCGAAACCGTAAAATCAGCAGAGAAAGAACCAGTCCCGGAAGCAGAGCCAGTGGAAACAGAAATTCCGTCATTTATGAGCCAGGAGGAAATGTAAGATGAGCAATAAAGAAATTTTACAGAAAACAAAGGAACTAGTTGAACTTTTGGAAAAGCAGGAAGAATCTGGAAAGGTTGAGTTATCAACACTGAAACGAGGAGATGTGTTCCAGACCACCGGAAAGCGTAAATACATGGTTCTGGAACAGTATGAAGATACAACGAAAATTATTTCGCTTGATCTGGTGAAAGAAAATGTAGAGTTTGGTGATACCTCAGATTACAAAACATCAAAGGTAAAGAAACTGTGTGACACTGAAATTCTGAAAGACTTCAAAAAAGAATTCGGGGCAGAAAATATCGAAACACACACAGCAGATATTATCACTGCGGATGGACAGAAATTAGGGACTGTTGATTGTAAAATTCGACCGATTACGTTTGATGAAGCGCGCGGATATACAGATATCACACCGAATCCGTGTTTAAACGATTGGTATTGGACATTATCGCCATGGTCAACGAAAGAACGTGGATGGGAGAAAGCCTGTGCCGTTGTTTCCCCTTCGGGCCTTATTTGCAACAACAATTGCGTCAGCGAAAATGGTGTTCGCCCAGCTTGTATCTTAAAATCTAATATCTTTGTATCTAAGGCGGAGGAATGATTATGAAGAAAAATCTGAAATATTTTGAGGATGAATTATCCCGATTAAGTAAAGAGTTCACGGAATTCAAGAAAAAGCACATCGGAAAGCCGGAAATCGGAAAAGCTATTGAACTTGCAGGTATGGAATGGCTGATTCTGGATAAGACAGAAAAAGGATATTTTGCCATTTTGAATGGATTTGATGGAAAAGAAAGAACATTTGATTCAGCTTCAAATAACTGGATTTTGAGTAAACTGAGAAATGAGTTAAATACTCGTTTTCTTAAAAAAATTACGGACGAGTTTGGAGAAGATGCAGTTATTGAGTTTGATCGAGATTTGCTTTCTTTGGACGGCCAGACAGAATACGGACATTGTAAAGATAAGATTTCGATGTTGACGGTGGATGAATACCGAAAATACAGAAAATTCCTTCCAAATATGGATAAATGGTGGTGGCTTATTACACCATGGAGTACACCTTACAATGATTATTTTAAGAGCGTAGCCGTTGTTTCCTCCTCGGGTTACGTCGACTACGGTAACTGCTACGATGTCTGCGGTGTTCGCCCAGTTTGTATCTTTTCCTCTTCAATCTTTGAATCAGACGAGGATTAATAATGGCAAATGAAGATTTACAGGTGATAATAAAAGTCAAGCAGTTAGCAAAGCACACGCTTATAGTAACCAGTAACGCGAGGAGATATCCTAAGAAATTCAGATTTTCTTTAGTTGATAAAATGCAGAACAAATCGCTCGAAATACACGCTAAGCTCTTTGAAGCCAATCGAACAAATTTGAAAGATTATAAGAGAGAAAGGCTAGAATTACAGACAAAAGCAATTACATATTGTGATGAACTTCTCTTTTATATAGAGCTTTCATACGAGCTTAATATCATTAATTCGGGAAGTATGGAGACATGGTCGAAAATGGTTACAGATATTAAGCATATGGCGATTGCTTGGAGAACAAAAGACAGAAACAGATGATTTTTATAGGTTATGCGTTGCAGTTATTGTTGTTTCCTCCTCGGGTAACGTCAACAACAATAACTGCAACAATGACAACGGTGTTCGCCCAACCTGTATCACAGGCAGACAGAGTAAGCAGAAAGCTGAAATCCGAATAGATACAAGCAAATGCATAACCTTTCCGCAATGGATAAATATAAAGGAACAAAATAAATGGATAAAGAAATTGTGGCAAATTTTGAAAACTTGTATTCATCTTACAAACGAGTTAAGGCAGATAAGAAATTCAATTCCGGCACTGCCAGGTTTTCTATTATGGCGTTGGAAGGAATCCAAACATTGAAGGAACAATTGGAAAATCAAACGTATTCCATAGCACCGTATAATAAATTCAAAATATATGAGCCGAAAGAACGCATCATAGAATCGTGTTCTTTCAAAGACAAGACGGTACAGAGATGCTTTTCAGACTACATTCTTACGCCGAAATTAAATAATATTTTTATAAAATGGAACACAGCAGGACAAATCGGAAAAGGTCATTATATGGCAATGGATGGTCTGCGAGATCATATGTTGGAATTTTACAGTAAAAATGGTTTAAATGGCTGGATTGTAAAATGCGATATTCGTAAATATTTTTACAGCATAGATCATGAAAGACGTGGTGGATTACTATTTTGATGATGAATTTACAGTATGGTTAAATCATCTATTTATTGACAGCGCCGAAAATCCAGGACTTCCACTTGGAAATCAAGTTAATCAGAAATACGCTTTACTGTTACTGCATTCGTTGGATCAAATGATAACAATTGAATACGGAATACAGCATTACGGAAGGTATAATGATGATTTCTATGTGATTTGTAAAAGTAAAGAAGAAGCCAGAGAAATACTTGAAGCTATCCGGATTATGACCGAAAGCCTTAAAATACAATTGAATACTAAATCACAGATTGTGCCATTTAGAATGGGATTGTGCTATCTTGGCTTTCACCATTATGTAACCTCCGATGGGAAATATATTAGAAAACTTCGAGGAGATAAAAAAAGAAAAACACACAGGAAGATTCGAAATTGGATTAGAGCTGTGAATAATGGCGAAATGACAGAAGAAAAATTTCAAGAAAAATATAATGCGTGTAAAAACAATATGCTGCATGGGAATTGTATTAAATTATGCCACAGCATGGATTTGGATGTTAAGAAAAGAATGAAAAGAGGTGATGAAAAATGTTCATGCGAGTAGTAAACACAGGAAGTACCCATGGAAACTGCTATGTTCTGAAATCAAACACAGGAGAAATACTTCTTCTGGACTGCGGATGCAGATACAAAGACATTCTAAGAGCTATTGATTACAGAACAAGTGATGTTTCTGGCGTATTGCTTAGTCATGAGCATGGAGATCACATCAAATCATTTCGGGAACTGATGAACGCCGGCATTCAGATTTACACCAATGATGAAACCGTGGAACATCTGCAAATCATCACTGGTGAGCTGATGAAAGGTGTTCCAGAGAAAAGACCATTTCGGGTTGGCTCGTTTACAGTAATACCGTTCTATTTGCCACATACTACAAGGGACAAGGATACAGGGCAACTTATTCCGTGTTTCAATTATGGGTATATCGTGGAACATAAAGAGATGGGAAAGCTGTTGTATATGACAGACTTTGAGTTTTGCCGATACAATTTCAAGGCAATGCGACTGAACCACTTAGTTATTGAATGCAACTATTGTGGAGAATTGGTTGACAAAACAGCTGAAAATTACACGCACAGGCTTAGAGGGCATTGTTCCTTAGATACTTGCAAAAGCTTAGTAAATACGAACCATACGGCAGCATTACGGACGGTAACATTGGTGCATTTGAGTAATGAAGCAGCTGACCCGGAACAGATTTTGAAAGAGATAAAAGAAGCGGTGGTTTGGGATGATGCACTGGTTCAGATTGCAAGACCTGGGCTAGAAGTTAACTTGGACTTATGTCCATTTTGAAAGGAGAAATAGATGGCAGTAATTGGTTTGAAAGATTGGAAAGAAGTAACAAAAGGAATTTATGTAAATCCAATTTCTGCAAATGCAGCTTATGAAATTCATATTAAATACTGGGACATGAAAACAGATATTCTTTCTGCAAATGCCGAACTTTATATAGTGAGAGATTGGCATGAAAAAGACGGAAGAAACATCAGAGAAAGGGAAATACTGCTTGATTATGCATCTGTTATGGATTGTATTTGGAAAGCAGTTGAAGATGATAAGGAAAACAATTCGACTGAATGATTGAAAGGAGAATGATTATTAATGAAAATCTTCTTAAAAACACTTGACAAACTGAAAAAGCCAGAACTTTCCGAACAGGAATGTAAGTACGACAAAGGATGGAATGATGCAATCAAGAAGGTTGAAGAACTGATCTGCTCATACAGTCCTGCGGATATGTGGTTTCCAACAGATTTAATTTTGCCGCCAGAACCAAACAAGGAAGAAAATCCGGGAGATTGGGAAGAATATACAGTTACAATTAATGGTGCTGTTCTTCCGACAAGTCTTACTTATTTAGGTGACGGTAAATGGGGAAGCGTAGAGGCATATGGTTTTGCGTATTATCCAGTCATTGCATGGCAACCAATGCCACCAGCCTACAAACCAGGGAGGTAACACCATTGGAAATTACAATCGGAATTTGCGCAGAGGAAATCAAAGAAATCCTTGTTGAGCACATTAAAACAAAAGGATTCAATGTAACAGAAGATGATATTTCCTTTGTTATTGGGAAAGAAGAAGTTGTAACAGGGAATACAAAGAAAATCAAACACGCACTTATTAGATGCGACATTCAGATTGAGAGGTGATAAATTGTGAATATTGTTATTCTTTCTGGAAGATTAACTGCTGATCCAGATATCAGAATGGGAACAAATGACACCAAAATTGCAAGATATATTTTGGCTGTCGAGAGAAGAGTAAAAAAGAATACAGAAAGAAAATCTGACTTTATCACTTGCGTATGTCTTGGAAAAAATGCAGAATTCGCAGAAAAATATCTTAAAAAAGGCACGAAAGTAAATGTACGTGGAGAATGGCAGACTGGAAGCTATACGAACAAAAATGGCGAAAAAGTTTACTCAAATGATTGTCTTGTTGCAGAACATGAATTTGCAGAAAGAAAGAGCCAGTCACCGCAAGCACAGGAAACAGACACACGACCAGTACCGCCGCCAGAACCCAGTTTCATGGATGTGCCGGATTTAGGCGGTATGGAAGATGAATTTCCGTTTAGTTAAGGAGGAGTGATAAATAAATGGAACCAGTTTTAGAAACTAAATTCGAGTATAAAGGTTACCAATGTGTAGTCCTGTTCATGCCTAGAGCATACAGGTGCGGATACGTTGGAATACCTAACAGCCATAAGCTGGCAAAGAAAAGTGTTAATGATTTAGGTTATCTTGACTGCCATGGTGGAGTTACTTATTCAGAACCATTTCTACACGATTGTGACGATGATGATATATGGTGGATTGGATTTGACTGCGCTCATTGTTTCGATGGTTATGATATTGAGACAGCAGAACAGTATTTCGGGGAAGAACCAGGCTTCAAAAAAATGCTTAAAATAATGGGAGATTGCTGGCGAGAATTAAATAAAGATCCAGATTGCAAAATTCGTTCACTTGCCTATGTTAAAGATGAATGCAAGAAACTAATTGACCAGATTGAAAAAGGGTGATTCCGGTTGGATTATAAAAAACTTAGACAGGCAAAAGCTATTGAAGCAACGAACCGAAAAAGGCTTCTGAAAATCAATCCGAAGCTTGATGATGGCAGTGGAATTTATTTTTTAACCAGAACTGATGAAAACGAAATCCCATACTTTTATATAGGGCAAGCAGTACATATAATTCAACGGATGTGTTCTCATCTTACTGGGTACCAGCACATTGATTTATCAATAAAGAAGAGAGGATTTTACAGTAAAGAAAATCCGTATGGGTGGAAAATAAATTTTATCCATTATCCAGTAGAACAGCTTGATAATATGGAACAGTATTGGATATTGGAATACACAAAAAAAGGGTACCAATGCCGATACAATAAAACGTCTGGAAGCCAAGGAGAAGGAAAAGAAAAAATAAATGAATTTCGCCCAGCAAAAGGTTATAGAGATGGACTTCAACAAGGCAAGAAAACCCTTGCAAGAGAATTAAAACACATCATTGATACTCACTTAAATGTATCAATCAGACCAGAAAAAGCAAATAACAAAGTATCTATTAAGGCGTTGGAAAAATTCAACGACTTACTCAACGAAGAAAAATATCACTGATTCTAACACACCAGTAGTTCTACTGGCTAAATTCCAAAGATAAAAAATAAAAAAATGAATAGAGGTGAGTTTTGTGTCAGAAAACACAAACGAATGTGTAATTGAGTGGATTCCCGGAAGAGATTATGTGGGGATTACTGCTAAGAATGGAAGTTCCTGGAAGAACAGATGTGAAGAATTAGAAAAGGAATTTCCAGATGATGTGAAAATTCTTGCCAGAAATAATGATGGATCTATTTTCGCTCACTTGCCATATTCCTACATTAAAATCAATCCACCAAGGAAATATTCCGATGAAGCGAAAAAGAAAGCTGCGGAAAGATTAAATAAAATGCGTGCAGAAAAAAGCAATACTGCGGAAGAAGATCCGTTTTGCCTATGAATTACCGTCAGAGAAAAATATAATGAGGGGCAATCTGCTAGAAATGATATTTACGGATTTCTTGTCAAGTATTTTGAGAAACACGGATACATGCCTTCTTACGAAGAAATCATAGATGGAACAGACCTTACAAAGTGTACCGTCCAGAGACATATGCGGCAATTGGAGATGGATTCTCTGATTGCCACAGAACATCCAGGAATATCGAGAGCATACCGTTTGACGGAATACAGATACGAAAGGAAAAAATATGGGAAGCAAATTAAAGATGAAAGCACCAAAGAAAAATAGGGCGTTGGAATGCGATAACCAAATGTCACAGGCATTCGCCAGAGCCATGCAGAATTCACGTAAAGAGCTGGAAGTCATGCAAGATCAAGCCTACAACGATGGATTCAGCACCGGAGATGACTGGGCGAATACAATTAACACGGTAACAACTATGTTGGCATTACGGAAATTGCATGGCTTTTCCACTAAAAGGCTTTTAGACGTAATCAATTGTGCAAATGATTTTGTGGGACAAGCGAACCGTGGCGAAAGAAGCTTTATGAGCATGATTGAGGAACTGGAATCTGAAACAGATGTGAGAATCCCAGATTTTAATAAAGAATTGGTTAGAAGATTTGGAGCGTAAGTGAGGATGGAAATAGATTATAAACACTGTAGATGTGGATGCGGTGGAATTATAGGGCAATACAGTAAAACGAAAGGATTCACCTGTGAAAGATGCAATAAAGAGTATCAATTATCAGAGCTAAATTTTTATTGGATTGCATTGAACGAAAAGACCGGATGGCTATTTCCGATGTTGAAAAAGGAGGGTAAATAATGAGTGAAATTAAATTCAACGACGGAATGCCAGTAAGAGAAAGGCGTTCCAGCACAAGCATTTATCCAGAAGAATTGATGGATAAAAAATGCGATGGCTGCATGAGATGTCAGCCAAGAAAAAGGAAGGGCGAAACAGGCTATCATTGCACGACACAGCCGTACACCAAAGACATTTCACCAGAAGACAAAGCCTGTGTCATTTACTGGGACAAAGAAGAGGAAGAGAAGTACAAGGCTTTAATAGAGAAAGACGGAGAAAACCGCAGAAAAGAACTCTGGAATATCTATTCAAAGCGAGAGCCGATAAAACTCCCAATCATAAATGATGGTTACGGAATAATTCCAGAATGTCCTATTTGTGGAGAGATGCCGTACAGCACTAAGCAGTGCCACTGGTGCGGTCAGAGGTTTATTCAAGATAAAGAAGTAGAAGAATACGAAAAGCCGCTGACAAAAGAGGTAACGTGTTTTTCATGCGGTAGAAAGGTAATGGCAAATGTAAGTAAGTATAACGGACACATTAGTTATCATTGCCAGTGCGGAACAAATTTTATCGAATAAGGAGGACACAAAATGAAATTCAAAAGTAACGCTAAGTATAACGAAGAGCCAAAAACCGGGAGTGTTTTCACTTTGAAATACAATTCTTTAGGAATCGTTATCCACAAATACGTTGGTTGCGGAGATGCACTGTTTCTCAACTGTAGTGCATTGGATATTTTCAATTGCAATCTCGGAACAGAGGATTTTAACGAAGCTGTCAGCAAAGCGAAAGAAGTTGTCATGCGTAAAGTTAAGAAAATCAGAGAAGATGCTTACAGATTCTATTCAGATAGTAACATTGAACTTGATAGATATTAGGAGGACGCAAAATGTTAATCAGAAGTCAGGATAAAACAGCACTGGTAAAGTTTGAAAACATTGTAGTTAATCTAAAACTCCCAGATTCATTGAATGTTATATGTTGGAGTTTGCAGGATGCACAGAGAAGTGGAGGATATTTTATTTTAGGAGAATATTCCACCAAAGCAAAAGCCATGAAAGTACTGGACATGATTCAGGAAGCCTATGGAGATTCGGAATACACAAAATATGTAATTCCAGAAGTATGTAGGATATTAAGTATGAAGCCAAAAACGGAAGAAAACAAAGCACATGCTGGAGAACTTGGAGAAATGCTCAAAAAAGGAATGACGTTCCAGATGCCAGAGGATAGCGAGGTGGAAGTATGAAGTACAGAAAGAAGCCAGTTGTAATTGATGCAGTACAGTGGACTGGTACAAATAAGTGGGAAATATTTGATTTTCTGACAAATAATAATTGCCCGGAGGAGTATATGACATCTGATTTCCCGATTGTATCTGATAACTTCTATATCGACAAATGGAAGGTTCCGGGTGGATTGGTTATTAAGACACTTGAGGGCGAACATCTGGCGAATATTGGTGACTATATCATCCGTGGTGTTCACGGTGAATTTTATCCATGTAAACCAGATATATTCAGAGAAACTTATGAGGAGGTGGAAGAATGAGCCATATCAAAGACAGACTAAATCAGTACAAGGATAAATATTCAGACTGCTACAAATACGCTGGGGTGTATGTCAAAGTTATTCAGGATATGATTGAGCAGCTTCAAGACGATCTGGAACAGGACGAGAAAGAAAATGGTTGGATTCCGGTAAAATATCATCAGATATCAGAAAAAGAACGTGCGGAAGAATTCATTTCAAAAGACATACAATATATGCTTGACTGCAAAATGCCAGATGACGGACAAGAAATATTGGTTACTAACGGAGAAACAACATGGCAAGATACAAGCTTTATTGATTGTGACGGATATTATCTTGATAGCAATTATGATTGGATTGATATTACGGCATGGCGACCACTTCCAGAACCGTATAAAGAGGATTGAGGAATGCAGTTAATTGACGCAGATAAACTAAAAAAAGATATACTGCTTCAAAATATCTTAGGAGAACCAATACAGAAGATTATAGACAGATATATACATATTGTGGACGAGCAGCCGACAGCTTTTGATGTGGATAAGGTTGTGGAGCAGTTGGAGAAGTTGGCGGATGAAGCAAATGACAAAATTCTGGAAGCTGGTGGACTACAGCTATACTACGATGGGTATGAGGATGCCATGCGAACGACGGTTGAAATTGTGAAAGGTGGTGGAGTTGAATGAGCAAATCAGTATTAGTGATGAATACACCAGAGAATTGCTATGATTGCCAATTCGGAACTGAATACTGCGGAAATCTTGAATACGAGGGGTTGTGTGAATTAGCTGACTGCTTAGATCATGATGTGATTCTGATGACAGAAGAGCATTATGATTGTGAAAGCAAATCAAGACCTGATTGGTGCCCGCTTATGGACTTGTCGAAAAAAGATAATGGAGATTATCCAGCCAATACGTCTGATGCAGGATTTGTGGAGGGCTGGAACCAGTGTATTGATGAGATTACAGGGGGGAATTATGATGATTGATTTAACAGGAAAAAACGTATTTGTAAGAACGCGGGAAGAATATTTGAGTGTTCTGAAAATAGCAAGGTTTCAGGGATTCAAATGGGCGAGAGAAAACCATTTAAACCATATCGAAATTCCATTTCCAAACATATTGATTTTTTACGATAATAAGATCGCTACTTACAGCTTTGAAAAGACATTGCTTGAAGCATCCGAAATCGTCGAAGATGAAGGAAAAATCAAGGATGCGGTAAACCTTGTCAGAACATTCGCTAAATACCCAGACAGAACAGCATTGACGGATACATTCATTGAATCGTTGAAGCTACTTGCAGATACTGTAGAAAGCCAGATGGAAGAGGTGAAGTAGATGACTGATGAAATTTTCGGTCTTATGGAATGCTTCCCCGGGAGCTACATAAACAGATTTGGGGAAATAATTCTTTCCGAAAAAGGAAACGTATATTTCACAGCAAAGAATTGTACCGATAAAGAAGATATTATCTGCAAGCTACTTGAATGGTGTTCAAGGCCAATGGCAAAAGGAGAGCCGTACAGTTCGCACAAAAGAAATAATGAATGGAGAGAACAACTGATATCAAGCCTTAACAGATATCTGGGTACAAACTTTGACCAAGGGGATATGTACTGGATTTACGATCAACTTGGAAATGCTGTAAATCATAAACTGACATTAAAGTTTATTAGAAGTGATTTCAATATGGCAATTATATATCAAGAAGTAAAAGAGGTGGAATGATGGAGAGATTAACAGATTATTCAGACGATGAATGCACATATATCATTGGCGTTGGGAATGAAACTTGCGAAGAATTTTGTAAATACGTAGTAGATGGATGCAAGAATTGCTATATCCAACAAGTGTTTAAAAAACTTGCCGATTATGAAGACTTAGAAGAACAGGGCTTGCTTGTGAGATTACCGTGTAAGGTTGGAGACACGGTTTATAGAGTGAATGCCGGAGCCAAGCAACCGATTATTCCGATGACTGTTTCAGAAATTCATTTTCTCTGTTACAAAAATGAACGTGCTGTAAGGTTTGACGCAATAGGCAAAGAAGATATGGGAGAAAGTTGCTACCGTTTAGAAGATATTGGAAGAATAGTATTTCTCACACGTGAGGAAGCTGAGAAGAAGTTGGATGAACTCAAAAATGAAATTTAATTTTAAGGAGGCGCAAAATGGGAAGAAACATTTATTTTACGGATAGAGAATTAAGCATGGTAAGAGACTATGTGTTTGAAGCAACTGATATTTTAGGCAATGCTTCTGATACAGCAGAACAAGTGGACGAAGACATGGAGAATGGTCTTGGCTCTGCTTTGCGAAAATTATACGAAGGCTGTATTGGAGAATCAAAATACGCAAAGTATAAAACAAAACGAGGATAAAAATATTTTTAATCCAATAGAGAAGAAGTTGGAGGAGATGAAGAATGGCAAGTAAAACTATCAAAGCAATGGGTGCTAGCCCTATTACAAATACTATCTACTATGGAAATGTAAATGAAGAAAAAGGTTTATGGGTAGGCGAGAAAAAAGATGTAACCGATATGGCAATAGGTGCCGTGTTTGAATGGTTCTTAAATCAGATGGATGGAAAAGAAGAATTTGGAATTAGCTATCCTAGTGTTCCTGGAATTAAATTGAAGATGGTAAGGGAGGAATAATATTATTGCACAGACATCAATGGATTATATACAATCATCACAGAAGAGGATGGGTGTACAAATGTATTATTTGTGGAAAATTATGGGATGGAAGGTGAAAAAGTGGACAATAAAGAGGCAAAAGATATCTTATCTGATATGAGAGATCAGCATTTATATTTCTTGGGAGATTCAGAAATCAAAGATGAATGGCAGAAGAAATATCTAAAAGAAACATGGGCGTGTGATTCCGGTGCAAAGGCTCTTGCCGGATTAATCACAGGGATAAAGATTAATAAAGGTGTTATCGCAGAAAGTATTTTGCATTACGGCAAAAACAATCAAAGCACGGTCTGCATGGAAGAATGCGCAGAACTTATCCAGGCAATCAGCAAGGCAAAACGTGGAAAAATCAACCGTGATAACATGATAGAAGAAATTTCAGATGTGTTGATCTGCATCGAAATGCTAAAGCAAATGTACATGATTTCTGATGAGAAAATTAATGAATGGATTGAGAAGAAACAGGCGAGAGAAGCAGAAAGGATGGAAAAGAATGAATAAGAAAGAAATCGCAGAGATTAAGAAACAGTTTACACCAGAAAATTGTTCCATTACACGTATTTGTGGCTGTTATGTGGATGCAGAAAAGAATAAGAAAACCAAAATTAAAGAAGCTTTCCTTTCCATTCCAGAGGAAGAAATGTTTAAGTATTTTGACATTTTCAAAAAAACTATGTCTGGCAGACTTGGAAAAAATCTTATGAACCTTGATTTTCCATTATCACAGGAAAAAGAGGGTGGAACACAGGAATTTCTTATGCGGATCAGAGCAAGTAAGCTTAAAGATGATGAGCTTTTGGACGAGTTCTACGACAAAGTAATTGAAAACTATGACTATCCAGAAAATTACTACATAGTTCTCATTCATGCAGTATATGACATTCCTGGAAAGGCTTCTGATGGAATCGAAATGCACGATGCATCAGAAGAAATTTATGAACACATTTTATGCAGCATTTGTCCGGTGAATCTTTCAAAGGCTGGGCTTAGCTATGATGTGGCTGAAAATAACATCAAAGACAGAATTCGTGATTGGGTAGTCTCAAGACCAGAAACAGGATTCTTATTCCCTGTATTCAATGACAGAAGCACTGATATTCATGAAACCTTGTATTTCAACAAAAACACAAATAATATTCATACAGACTTCATCGAAAACGTTCTTGGAACACCAATTCCACGTATACCAGGCAATGAGAACAATGTCTTTTCGGATTTCATCATGGGTAATTTCAATGGAAATACAACATTCAATTTCACGGAAAGTCTGATTGAATCATTACAGGAAGTAAGAGAACAGAAGAAAGACAGCCCGGAGATGATAACTGTATCATGTGATGAAATGGAACAGATTTTTGGATATTGCGGAATTTCAGACGAGAAATTATCAGATTTCAAAGAAAACTGGGAAATGTATTTCAGCAATGAGCCTGTTGCTCTTGATAATATCCACAATTCAAAAACTGCAAAAATTGCAACACCAGATGCAACAATCTGCATCCAGCCAGATAAAATTGCTCTACTTGAACTGAAAGAAATAAACGGCGTTCCATTTCTTGTAATTCCGGTAAATGGAGAGCTGAAAATTAATGGAATTGAAGTTAGATTAAAATAAACACTTTTGAAAAATCCAGAGATTGGAGAAAGGAATTTCAAAATTGGCAAGCGATGTAAAATGGATAAAAATATGTTCAGACATTTTTGATGATGAAAAAATAATGCTAATTGAAAATTTGCCAAGTGCGGATAGCATTATCGTAATCTGGTTTAAATTGTTGTGCTTAGCCGGAAAAAATAACAACAGCGGTGTTTTTATCCTAAACGATAAGATTGCATATACTGATGAAATGTTAGCGACAGTATTCAAGAGAGATATTAACACAGTTCGATTAGCGTTAAAAACATTTGAGAACTACGGAATGATCGAAATTGTTTCCGGCGTTTACACAATTCCGAACTGGGGAAAATATCAAAATCTCGATAAAATTGAGCAAAAAAGCCAATATATGCGAAATTATATGCAAGAATATCGAAAAAAGCAGAAAGACAAAATAGAGTGTAAAACTAACAGTAAACTTTACGGTAAAGCTAACAGTAAAACTAACGTTAGCTCGGCAGAAGTATATAATAAAGAACTAGATAAAAAAGAATTAGATAATAAAGAAAAAGAAATAGAAGAAGAGAATGATTTAATAGTATCTAAAGATACTATTCGTCAGGCTGACGTCCAACGAACCATTGATGAATGGAATACTCTGGAAGAATTCGGCATTACTCCTGTAAAAAGAATGACACCAAAACGAGAACAGGCAGTGAAAGCTAGAATCCGTCAGAACTGTGTTGAAGATATTCTGGAAGCGATTGAAAATATTCGACGCAGCACATTCCTACAAGGGCAAAATAAAAATGGCTGGATGGTTACGTTTGACTGGTTCTTAAAGCCTGGAAATTTCGCAAAAGTATTTGAAGGGCAATACGCAGACAAGTCTACGAATAGACCGTGCAGCTACATGGAGAAAATCCAAAACAGGGTAAGTGAGGTGGACAATTGGGTATGACAAGGGAAGAATGGGCGGTACTGGTAAAGGCAATGAAAGCTGTGTACACTTCTCCATCGTTTCTTCCAGATCAATATGCTTTTGATACTTGGTATGGTCTCCTTAAAGACCTAGATTACAAGCTTTTAAGTTTCGGATTAAAGAAATATATGCAGACTGAATGGAAAGAGCCATCAATAGCAGCATTAAGGAAATGCGCACAAAGCCTTGCGCCACAGTCTGACGAACTGAACGAAACAGAAGCTTGGAATCTGGTATCAAGGGCAATTTGGAACTCTATATACCATGCGGAAGAAGAATTTTCTAAACTTCCAGAAATAGTTCAGAAAGCAGTATCAAGTCCGGGGCAGTTAGAAGAATGGGCGAAATCAGGGAATGTAGATGGCACATGGTGGAGTGTAGTTCAGTCTAATTTCCAAAGGACTTACCGGGCAGAAGTGCAAAGAGAACAAGAACGAAGAAAACTAAGTCCAGACCTTTTAAAAATTATAGATACTGCCAGATTGGGAGGTGCGGAAAATTGCCAGATAGAAAACCATGGAGAGAATTAAAAAGCACTGAAATTATAGGCTTAAAGCGGAGACAATGCTCAAAATGCGACTATTACAGCAAGAGCGAAAATGCATGGAGTACAAATGCAACCTGTGATTATATCTTGATCGAAGAACATAGCAGAGGATGTGATCCGAGGGATTGTGTTAAAAATGGTATCTTCAAGAAGAAAGCAAGAGGAAAGTCAAGAGTAAAGCGAGTGATTCTATGAGGAAGATAAGCGAAATGTATAAGCGATCTGGCGGTACAGCTTATCAGCATACCTGTTCGGAATGCAGATTCTTCCGTGGTGGTAAGCATCCGCAGTGCTTGCAATATGATCTGGAAATTGATTGGAACCCAGATTATATAGCCTGTAAATTTTACAACCTGGAAGAATCTCAGATTGATGGACAAGTAAATATCTTTGATTTGTTGTGAAACGTGATAATTGTGTACTTAAAATAGTGCAGAATCGTTCAAAAGAGAATAATGGTAGAAATTATAGGGCATACAAAAGATAAAGAAAAACAGCGCTTAAAACGAGATAATTATATGGAGGGACAATTAATGGAAAAAGCTATATTGTATGCCATAAACGAAAGAATGTTCTCACTTGGTCTGATAGATGAGAAAACAAGAGATAAAATTAAAGCTGAAATCAGCATTAGAAAGTAACGACAATGTATTGAGTGGATTTATATGAGGTGTTATACTTTATATGATTCCACTCCCTGTTTATTAAGGGAGAAATGCACTATGAATATTTATTATGTCAGAGAAAAATTAAGAAATTGCTCTATTTACGACATTGAACTAAATGTTGCTTATTATGCCAGGGTTTCTACTGAAAAAGTTGAACAGCAAGCATCCATTAAGCACCAGGAGGAACATTTTGAAGAGCTGATACATTCTAACAACAGATGGAAGTTTGCTGGTTCTTACATTGATGATGGTATTTCTGGAATACATGCGGATAAAAGAGAAGAATTTCAAAAAATGCTCAGAGATGCAAAGCTCGGAAAAATTGACATGATTATTACGAAAGAAATTTCAAGATTTGCACGAAATACTCTTGACAGCATCCAATATACCAGGGAATTGTTATCTTACGGCGTATGCGTGTGGTTCCAAAATGATGGAATTAATACCATTGATGAAGATAGTGAACTTAGGCTAACAATTATGGCTGGAGTAGCACAGGACGAAATCAGAAAATTATCTTCAAGAATAAAATTTGGCCATGCACAGTCAATTAAAAACGGTGTTGTACTTGGGCACAGAATGTATGGATACTCAAATCATCAAGGAAAACTTGAGCTAATCCCGGAAGAAGCAGATATGGTTCGAATGGTCTTTCGAGACTATGCTTCTGGAATGTCTACACCAAGAATCGAAAAAAAACTATGGAATATGGGATATAGAAGTTTCAAAGGCGGTAAGATCAGTAGAGATGTCATAAAAAATATTATTCGGAATCCAAAATACAAAGGATACTATTGTGGAGGAAAAGTAAAGGTTGTCGATATGTTCACCAAGAAACAAGAATTTCTTCCGCAGTCAGAATGGATAATGTTTAAGGATGATGGTTCCAGAGTACCGCAGATCATTGATGAAACTACCTGGGAAAAGGCAAACGCATATTTAAGAGAGCGTGGAGAAGCTATAAAATCAAGAAGAACCTCTTTTAAAAACGAAAATATTTTCACTGGAAAACTTTTCTGCGCAAATGACGGAGCTCCATACTGGATGAAGCAACATTATATTCGAGGAAAAGAAGATGTTCGATGGGTATGTAGTTATAAGATAAAAAACGGAGCAGATTCATGTGATTCATTTGGACTGGCAGAATCAGAACTGAAAGAAGTAATCGCAGAATTAATAAATAAATCTTCTGAAAACATTGATAGCATTTTGGAGGAATATTTTGAAATTTTGCAGTCCTCGATCAAAAACATTCCAGACAATAAAAACGAAATCTCACGACTTGAAAAACAGATTGATCTGTTAAAACAAAAACGTGAAAAAATACTGGAATATAATCTGGATGGAAAAATATCTGATGATGAATTTATTTCAAGAAATAAAGAATACGTGAAGCAGATAAAGCAGATTGAGAGCCATATTCTAGAAATCCAAAATACAAAAAGTCCAGAGCCAGTAGAAATACAATTAAGTGCTATTAAAGAACAGCTAGAAAAGTTTAAGGGCGTTAATCCAAAAGACATTAACAGGCAGATTGTCAATGAACTTTTTGAAAAAATTACCGTGGAACCGTTGGCGGCTACATGTGCAACACTAACATTTCAATTGAGGTCTGGAAGCATTGAAAAATGGGGGTTTCCCTTGCGCCGTTCTGACGATATGATTTTAACTCTAAATTCAGAACAACACAAGATATTTAGTAGGAAAACTTGCATTAAGACACAAGATATGGTATTTTTCAAATATAAGTACCTTTTAGCACTATAAGAGAAAAAATGGGAGTGGAATCAATGATACATACAGCTTATGACGTAATGAAAGAGTTTTTAATCACGGATGCAGACCTCGATGGCAAGTACGGAATTCCGAAAATTCCAAAGACTTTTATCCATCCAGGGAAAGATACTGTAGACTTTGCGGAGAGTTTCAGTAGAAAGATAAAGAACCACCGGGAACTGGATGTAAATTTCTATGTGGACGATGTACAGTTTCAAAGATTATGGAATCAGCCAGACAAGTATATAGAGCATTTAAAACGTTTTCACGCAGTCATTATGCCGGATTTTAGCATATCAGTTGGCAAGAATGGAATGCCGCTGGTAATGTGCCTGTGGAATAAATACCGCAATCATGCGTTGGCACATTATATGATCTTGAATGATATTCCAGTAATTCCGAACGTAAACATATTACCAGAATACTGTTGGGATTGGTGTTTTGATGGACTGCCGGAGGGAAGCACAGTTGCCTGTTGCACCAATGGAAGAGTAAAGAGCAAGGCAGCACGGTTGGAATTTTGCGTTGGTTTCAAGGAGATGGAACGGAGATTGAAACCGCTTCGAGTTATCATTATTGGAAGAATCCCAGAAGAACTGGAAACAGACACAGAGATTATAAACTTTGAAACCAGGAATCAGAAGATTAACAAGGAGGGCGTGAATGGGGACAACGACTGATAATTACCAGAGAAAGAAGAAACTTTCCAAGTCCCAAATGAAGAGGACGGAACGTTTAGAGAAATCATCCCACAGAAGATATGGAACACGGAAGAAAGAAGGATTAAACAAATTGTGAATTTTGAACCATTCAGAACTTTACGCTATAGAAATATTTGTGCAAAATTAAAATTTAAGTGGTAACTAGAAAATGCGAGAATTTTTCTGGTTGCCACTTTTTTCCTGGATTTCCTTGATTTTTGGCTGCCAAAATAATGTTGGAATTTAGGAATCATTCACAAGTTAGTTGCAACTATTTAAGCATTGAACTGCTGCGGTTATTTATTACCACAAACCAACCATGGACAGCACCGGGAACGATTGAACACCAGCAAGGCCAACCGCCAGCCGTAGCCCTGGCAGATCAGAACCAAAAGCCCACAGATAATAGATTGTAACATCAAACAGCATATAATGCAGTGATTAAAAATACAATAATACTCTTACAAAATAAGCTCTAAACAGCTTGTAACGTATTTAGCATATATTTTATTGACTACGATTATAAAACGCCTTAAAATGGCAAATACAGCGTTATACAAGAATATCGCAATATAGTCGTATAGCCCTAATTGATATATAGCCCGGTCAACTGCGACAGATCACCGGGAAGACTGGACAAGCTACGCACATAAGCGGACATAATACGCACATTTACACGGTACGCAAATAAAGATAGCCTCACATAGCTACACAAGGCTATTATACACCCATAGCCGCAGACAGTCAATAAACCATGTGGCGCACTAAAAAGCGATTTAAAGGCTCTTAAACGGCTTATAATGCAAACGTGGCATAAATCACCATTAACAGCATAAAAAACGATTTACGGATAAAATAGCGCGTTAATTGATTGACTTATTATATTAACTTTGCAAGGTGTATCTGGCAGAATGCCAAAAAACCGCTTGCACGCCGTGAACGTGCCGCCGGACTGGATACCAGGAAGCGGTGAAAACTATTTAAAAATAATGCATTTTAACTTTTCAGCTGTAAAACTATCAAGAATATTATAAATATATGTTTTTAATAAAATTGTGTGTTCGCTTAAAAAATAATCTGTAAAATTTTCGAGATCGTCACAGAATTGCTCTTGATTAAGGGAATAAAATTCATTAATCAATTTGTTTTCAAGTTCTTGTGAAAATTCATCGTACAAAGAAATATTGTACTTTCCCGCAAATTGGATATATTCACTTTCACCAGTAAATAAAAAGTGCAAGATTTCTGTTTCCGGGCCTTTTTCGCAAATATCATTAATGTATTGATACAGGCTTTTATTTTCTAAAGCTTTGTTATTATCATCAAATACTTTATAATTATCAAAAAAATGCTTAATAGTTTCATTTACAACGCTTTCCCATTTTTCCATTTTTAACATTATCATATGTATTACCCCCCATTTTATGTTATTATATCATACGCTAAGCCAAAAATAAACAGTACAAAAACTTGCCAGGAATCTTAATCCACTTATTATTTTAAAGTCATTTTTGTAACGCTCGGAAGACTGCGGAAAAATTCCCGGCGGTCGTAATCATCATTAATTTTAAATTGTTTGTCACTTGTGGGGATGATCTCGCCGCCGATAAGCTCCATACAGGAGAGCTGTAAACAGTCCACATTTTTCGTCGATCGGTGCAAGGCGTACCGTATTATAGACCTTTTACCATCCCGGCGCTTTACCGGGGGCATATCCCAATAAGCTAATTTAATAACGCCGGCAGCAACAGACACAAAAATTTCTATTGCTTCTTTTCTGGCTTTTTTATTGATCGTATCAATTACGGAGAAATCGCCGCTTTTTATGGCGGCGATTGTCTGTGCTTGTGTTGCTTTCTTGATTGTTACCATTTACGCACCTCCTACAGATCTTTCTTTCTCTTAACGTCAATGACTTCATAATCGTTTTCAGAAAGATCCTTTAACATTCTCAATGCTTCCATGGTATTCTCTGGAATATCATAACCATTTTCACGAAGGAGATCAGCGGCGGTAACAAGATACTGATTTCCATAGCCATACTGAATACTACTTTTTAAAATATGGCCATTTACGACAATCGTTACTGTGTGATAAGTATTTCCATATAATTTTTGAAACCATCTGCGGCCTCTAATTACTAATGTTTCGATTTTTTTCATTGTTTTTCACCTTTACCCCTGTTATAATAGGGTTGCCTTTCTTTTTAGTTTGGTGCCCGGTTTGGTTTGGAAGATCGCCGGGCTTTTTTATTTTCTGGGAACTAGAATTTTTCAATTAATCAGTCCGTTTTCCTTATGTCCTCATTGGCTTGAGTGGTTCGGGCGGTTCCGGTTGTTTGTTTCTTTTGTTCCTTTGTTGATATTATAATACCACATATAATGCACTTATACAATATGGAATAATAACTAAATAATGCACTTATATAGTGGCGCTTAATTGTACATTGTGTATAATGCACTTATATTATTGACAATATAATGCACTTATGATATTATCATTATAAAAAGGAGGGCTTACAATATGGAAGAATTAAAGACAACAGAAGCACAAAGAAAAGCCGTTAGAGAATACGAGAAGAAGAACGACCGTATAAATATAATATTTCCAGCTGGTACAAAAGAAAAAATGAAAAAGCTAGGAATCGAAAAGCCAAATACATTTATAAAGGAAGTAATAGCGGCAGAGCTTGAAAGAATGGAGAAATATAAAAAATAATGCACTTATATTATTGACAATATAATGCACTTATGATATCATAAAGATAGTTAAAGAAAACCAATTACACAGCCCCAGGAGGGGCGGACAGGAGGAAAAATGGTAGTTAACGAAATGAGAGGAAACCAGTTCTTTTCGGGAAACTGTATTTACAGACCGGAGAATTACCCGGAGGAATGGCGGGAACGCCTGGAAGCTGGCGAGGCGATCAGCTATGAAGAGGACGGCGAACAGTGCCAAATCTGGCTTGAGATGGAAGAACCGGAAGAGGAATAAAAACAGGAGGACAAAAAAATATGAAAAAAATATATTATCACGAGATTACAATGTCCCAGAGTTACAATGAGGGGACAAAAGAACCGATTTACGAAGTATGCAAAGAACAATTTCAATGTGAATACTCGGAAGAATGGACAGAAGACGACGAAGACCCTATAAAAGATTATGTGGAAAATATGATCGAAAATTCTTCTGACAAGAGTTTTGAAGAAAGCAAGTATTCTTGGGACGAAAACGCAACTATTAATTTTTCAACAGTTGTATTTTCTGGAGCATACCATATTTTATTTAAAAATAGTGAGCCAATAGAATTGTATTATGTGGATTAAAAAAAGAGGTAAATTTATACCTCTTTTTTCGTGTCTAACTAACAATAAACACTTTTCAATTCACACCTAAATAATTTAGGTATATTAAATATAGCATATAAAAATATATCTGTCAACAAAAATAAAGCCCTAGGAAATTAATCCCGGGGCTTTTAATATGCTTATTTGTGGCGGCGTAACGACGTTTGAGGGGTTAACAGCCCCACCGCCGAAGCTGTTAAGATATTAATAGCACAGGTTTTTAATTTTTGTCAAGAAAAATGTTTTTTATTTTTGGCTTGACTTTCTGGAAAACTTACAGTAACGTTATTATCAACGATGGTCGCGGGAACTCATGGAGGGGTGGTTATTGTGAAATCGTTTGCACCTGAACAGAATAAAGTAGCAGTTAACAAGCCAGATCAGCCAGCTATTGAAGCTCGGCAAGGTCTGGCTTTTATTATGTTTAAATATATTATATATAATATATCTTTTACC